GCGGGGTTTGCGGGGGTGGCGCTGGTGGGGTTGCTGGTCGGTGGAGGCGTGCGGAAGCAGCGAATCCTGAAAAGGAGGTGACTCACGACGTCCGCGATCGACCCGTTGCTGCCACTCGCTCAAACGCCCCCAACGACCGCTAAACGGTGAATTCGGTCTCTGCAACGAACCAACGGCTCCTGGCCGAAACGGGTCCTATTTGCCGCATGAGACCGACGGGTTAAGCCACGCCTCGACTTGGCACTCGCGCAGCCCTAGAATGGGGGCTCTGTCGAAAGAACCGTCATGGCCGCAGCCATGAAGGGCTTTCATTCTTTCAGCCAAGTGTGGTGAAGATGACTAAGCCTTTCATTTCCCTGTGTCCCGAGATCACTCGAAGACGAGTGCGTCACCCGCTACCTGAGCGATTCGCGCCATGTCTCCCGGTTCATCGAAGAGGTGATCGGACGGGTCCAATTGCCTATCCTGACCCACCTGTTCAACCAGGGCGGTCGGTTCTTCATGGCCTACGACCAGCATGACGTGCCCGTGGGGTTCGTGCGTCTCGTCAAGACAGGCACGGACTGCGAAATGGTCCTGGTCATCGGCAACCGCGACAACTGGGGGCGCAAGCTCGGAGCCAGCACCATCCTCGAAGGCATGAAGCTCGCGTTCTTCGAAATGCGGGCCGATAAGCTCATAGCCAAGATCCACGTGGAAAACGCACGCTCGCTGAAGGCTTTCGAGCGCAGCGGCTTCCTGCTGGAAAGCCAGACGCCTACCCTGAAGTCCTTCGCCATGACGTCCGAGCGTTATCTCCGGCTCTTGCGCGAAAGCTCTGCGGATCATGCCAGTGGCATCCACATCACCGAAATCGACAAGGCACGGCTCACGAGCCTGCTCGCGTTCGAGCATCCCTCGGCTGTTTTCGAACTCGAGCACGAGATCGAGCGAGCCATCATCGTCGATCCGCACCAAGTGCCGCAGGATGTCGTCACGATGAACTCCAGGGCCTTGGTGCAGCTGGACGATGAGGAAGTGGAAGTCGCGCTGGTCTACCCAGAGGAAGCGGACGGCAGTGACGGGAAGCTATCGGTTTACTCCGACATTGGTACCGCGATACTGGGCTACAAGGAGGGCGATGCCTTCGACTGGCGCATAACGAACCGGACCCGCCATATTCGGATTGGGAAAGTGCTTTATCAGCCGGAGGCCGCAGGCGATTTTCACCTGTAGGTTCGCACGCTGCGCCATAGCCGCCGATCGCGGACGAACGCTTGGGGCGGCCGCTTTGGCCGACGACCAGACGATCATGGCCATTGGCCCGCCCGCTTGGGCTCGATACCGGAGATCGAGCCCAAGCGGGCATCGAGGAAAGTTGCGTCTTGCTGGTGCCGGGGGGGGACTCGCATGAAACGCCGAGAACCGCGTATTTGCTTGGCTTCATGGCATATGACACGTGGCGGTACCCGCAGATATACCCGCAAAGCCGTGGTGTGACCGCTTTACAACACTGCCTTTCGACCCTTGCCAAAACCTTGCCTCTTCAGCGCGTCTGCCGGGATTTCATGCGTTCGGCAATGGCTGCCGCAACGTGAGTTTTCCCGAGCAGTTGGGGGCCGATCCATTCGGCGGTTGTTGTTCAGTACATCGCTTCGACCCGCTCTAGCATGGCGACCAGCTCCGGCGCCGTCATGTCGAGACATTCCAGCGCATCGTGCGGCAGGGATTCCAGCAGCATGCGGTCTTCCTCGCCAAGCCCGCCGGCCTCGATCCGCCCAGCCAAGGCCCGGACCTTGTCCGCGTGCCACTGGTGCCCGACCTCGTAAATCGGGTGTCCCTCGGCATACCCTGGCCGATCGTCGGGCAGCGCCTCGCGCAGCGCAATGACCAGCCGGTGAATGGCGGCCTGCTGTCGATCATCCTCAGGGCTTCTGCGCGTGCGGGTCGCCTCCAGCTTCGCCAGGCGTTGTTCAAGCGTTGCCATCGTGCCCCCCTTCCAGCGCGGCGATCCGCTTCTCGAGGTCGCAGGCTTCGAACATCTTGCGCAGCTCGCCCAGCACGTACACCAGGCGCGCCCCGTCCTGAGAATGCACGCGGCCGCCCCGCATGTCCCTGTACACCCGCGCCATTTCCCGCCGCACGCCGTCCAGGTCGTTCAGGTTGATACGGGGGGCGGGTAGCACCACAAGCCCAGCGGAATTGCCGCTCGGCGCTCGGTCAGGTGTGGAATCAGCCGGTTTTGCCATGTTTCCCCCTCACCCGCGAAGCCGGAACAGCTCGATTTCGCGCACCACGATCTCCATCAGCAGGCCTGAACCGAATTCAAATACCCACTGATTCAGAAGCTTGATCACTGTCTCTAGATCCGCTCCATCGGGTATTTGAGTGGGCTTCACATGGCTCATGTAGACGGGCCGGACACGGGCCAAGATGGCCTCGATCATTTCCGGGTCGGCACCCTTCCGAACGAACTGCCGGCGCAATTCGTTCGCGAATAGTTGCCACTGACGCTCCATGGACTCGGGAAGGCTGACCACGTTGTTGGCATTCTGCATGGGTTATCCGATCGCTGAAGGGTTGAGCTGGATGACGTTCAGGACGGCGCGCTCGAACTCGCGGGTAGAGCCGAGCGCGCCGGCCATTTCGTGCTTGTCCAGGACGTTGACGATCTTGTTGTTGACCGTCGCCCCGCCACCGCCGCCATCGGCCATGCCGCGCACCACGTCCGCGTACTTCGCCGGCAGCACCATTTCCTTTTCGTGCAATTGGGTGAGCGGGTTGACGCCGGCCGGGATGTCGTAGCCGCCGGCAGCCGACGGCACGTTGGAACTCATGCCCATCACGCCCGCATACACCGCCCCCATCGCGGCGAGTGCCAGCGCCGGGCCGGCGTAGGGAATGGACGCCTGAGAGGCCGCGGCACCGGCGCCAGCGTCCGCCGCCTTCGTGCCGATGCTCTGCAGCGCCAGCGCCCGTTTCTTGGCCCACGCGGTTACCTCCGCGGCCAGCGGCTTCAGAACGACCTCCTGAATAATCGTTTGCCCGATGTTGGCCATCACGGAGCGCAGCGCACTCCCGACATTTCGCCAGTTGGTCAGCAGCGTGTTGCCGACTTTCATCAGGCCAGACTCCAGCGACTGCATCACGTTGTTGATCTTCGCGTTTTCTTCCTCTGCCTGTTCGCCGCGAATATCCCTGACGCGCGCAGCATGCCCGCGCTCCAACTCCTCAAGCTGGAGCAGAATGGCCTGATAGGCGACGGGATCGGTGAGCGGATCGATCATCGCCAGGCGCTCCTGCAGTGCCTGCTCTCGGATCGCCGTGCGTTTGTTCTCGAACTGCTCCTCGGCGGCAAGCAGCTGTTCCTTGGTGACGAGCCCGAGCTGGTACTGCTGGTAGGCGGCGTCGGCGGCGAGGTTGACCTCTTCCTCGGCGCGCGCGGCGCGCTCACTGATCCACATGTCCTCGATCTGGATGCGGTCGTCCTTCGACTTCTCGGCGATCTGGACGGCCTCGGCGGCGATCTCTGCCTGCATCGCGTTGACGTCGTCGAACTGCTCCTTGATGAAGCTCGCCACGTCCTTGTTGGCCGCGACGAAAGATCCACCGAACAGCTCGACGGGGCCGTCCGACTTCTTCGCCTTTTTCTTAGGCGTGCCACCGCCGCCCGAGGTGTTCACGCCAGGACCGAGCGCGCCGTCGCCGCTGGGCTGGAAGCTCGAGCCTGCCTTCTCGTTCCAGATTTCCTTGGCGGTGTCGGCGAAGGTCTGGAGGTTGCGCGTGCGCTTCTCCATGATGCCGTCGAAGTCGAAGTTCGTGACGGCATCCCAGAGGATGCTGAAGTCGACCGCCAGCGCGCCGAGCGCGGCGCCCCAGATTTTCGTGATCTTCAGTAGCGGGGTGAACACGTTGGAGACCAGCCACGAACCCCACTCGGCCAGCTTGGCGAAGGCCGGCACCAGCGCCTCGCCGATCTGGATTTTCATGTTCTCCCAGTTGGCGTTGAGCTTTGCCTGCTGGCCCTGCAGACCCTCCGACGCCTTCGCGGCGTTGCCCATCTGGGCCTCGGTCTCGGCCATCACGCCGTTGTACTCGGCCTGAATCTTGTCAGCCTGCGTGAGCTGGTTGACGCCCTTGCCGATCTTGGCGGCGTAGTCCTCCCACATCTTGCTGACGTTCTTCGTCACGCCGGCGTTGTCGACCAGGACGGAGTTCTCGTTCTTCAGACCTTCGGTCGCAGTGACCACCGCCTCACCCATCGAGAGGTGGGCAGCACGGTTGAACGCCGCGGAGTCCTTCAGGCGTAGCAGGGTGTTCTCGGCCTGTTCCAGCGAGTAGCCGCGGGCGAGCAGGTTCTGCAGCGCCTTCGAGGCCTCGGCGGTAGTCATCAGACCATCGGCAGCGACACGCCCGGCAGACTCCATGGCCTTGCCGATGCCGACGCCAGCGAAGTTCGCGACCGCTTCGAGGCCCCGGTACGAGGCCTCGGCCTGCGTCACGGCCTCCTTGGTCGACCGCACGAAACTGACGATGGCCCCGATGGAGAACAGGCCGACCAGGCGCTTCTGGAGGTTGCCGGCGATCGACTGCATCCGGTCGGCAGAGTCCTTGAGGCCGTTTTCCATCTCCCGGCCGCCTTCGCGCACCTTGCGCGCGGCGTCCGTCATGCCGCGATCGAGGCCTACCGTTTCCGCGCCTACGCGGACTTCGATGTCATTTCCCTTGCTCATAACAGCCTCCAGGTGGTTGAACTCTCGTGCACGGCTTGCGCGAATTCCTCGCGGATGCGCGGCTCCATGTCGGCCAGTGCACTACGCAGGAACGAGCGCGGCGGCAGATCGCCGGAACCGAGCGTCGGCCGGCTGGGCTTGAGCCCTGCCTTGAGCGCAGCGCGCTTCTGCTTCAGCTCGCCCTTGATCGTCTGCCCGTACTCATGGAATTTCCCGTACTCGACGTTGGTGCCGACGATGCCCTGAATCGTCGCGCCGTTGGCGATGACGCGCTGGGTGATCGAGCGGCGCAAGCGGCCGGTGCGGACGTTGAGCACCTGCCCCGAAAGCTTGTCGCGCTTCACCTTGGCCAGCAGCTCGAGCGCGAGCCGCGACACCGACTTGCGCAGGGCGTCGCGGGTACGGCCCGCCACGCCGCTGAGTTTGCCGGCGACCTCTCCGGCACCGTTGATAGTTCCCTTGATCATCGTTTGCCCCCCTTCGATCCGGAATCAGACTTTGGTCGCTGCCGCCGTCTCGGCTTGCAGCGCGTCAGTGTTGGACATGATGGCGGTGCCGTTAATCGGTCGGGGTCCGTTGTAAACCACCCACTTGAGCTCATCTTCCGACCAGCCGCGCCCGGCAGCTGTCATCCGCCCCTCGAGGAATCGCTTGAGGGCAATGGATTTTTCTTGCGCGTCGAGCCACGCAGTCTCCGCCAGCTTCGCTTTCTCCACTTCCTCACGCAGCCGTCCGCGCAGTTGTTCATCCCAGCACTCGTTGAGCTCCACCAGGGCGCCCTGCTGTTTGGCGGTGGCTTCCATCACCGCGGCCGTGAACTTCTCGACCAGCAGCTCACTCACGCGGATTTTGTGCTTGAGTTCCGGGGCAGCATCCGCCAGGGCCTTGCAGGCATCCTTCAGGGCGTTCCGCGCGGCTTCGAGGTTGCTCTCTTCGCCGAGTTGTTGCGCCGCGTCGGCGATCACGTGCGCCTGCTCGGCGGACGCGACGTTGCCCTCGAGGGCGGCCAACTTGTCCCTGAGGCTGCCGAGCTCGCGTTCGGCTTCCCCGCTTTTTTCCCGTGCCTCGCGGGCCTCCAATGCGACTTTCCGGTGGTTGGCGATTGCTTGTTCCATGGGGTTCATGCGTTTCTCCTTTGGTGGGTGGGTTGGGTCTCCGGCATCGCAGCTGCCGAAAGGCTGTCGTGCTGCCTGAAATGGCGCCGTAGCGCGCACAGCAGGTTCAACAAGTCGAGGGGGTGCGTGAGTTCCAGCGCCTTCGCTGCCTCGAGCGCGGCCGCCTCGGGGCTCATGCCGGGCCGCCAGTAGCACCAGGGCGGCACGGCTTCGGGGCGTCCCGGGAAGATCGCCTGTTTGCTGCGCTTACTCATCGTCGAATCCCCTGGAGTTGCGGGACTGGCGGGGGCGCGCCGCGTAGGCCTTGGCCTGCGCCATGCGCAGCGCGTCCGGATCGGCGTCACTGAAGCGGGAGTACTCGCCTTCGAAGCGCAGCATCACCGTGCCGAGGGGCCCCATGCGCTGCTTGCGGATCAGCACCTCGGCGAGCCCCTTGTAAGGGCTGTCGGCGTCGTAGTAGTCCGGGCGGTGCACCATCAGCACCACGTCTGCGTCCTGTTCGATCGCGCCCGATTCGCGCAGATCGGAGAGCACCGGGCGCTTGTCGGTGCGCTGCTCGAGGCCACGGTTCAGCTGCGACAGCAGGACCACCGGGGCGCCCAGCTCGCGTGCCATCAGCTTGAGCGCGCGGGTCAGGCTGCCGAGCTGTTCGCTCCGGGTGTTGCCGTCGCCGGCCATCAGCTGCAGGTAATCGATAACCACCAGGTCGAGCCGGCCGTAGCGGTGCTTCACCTTGCGCGCCTTGGCCCGCATCCGCCCGGGCGTCGCCTGGGGCGAGTCATCGATCACCAGGCGTTTGCCTTGCAGGCGGCGCAGGGCCACGCCCAGCCGGTCGAAGTCGTCCTGCCGCATGTCGCCATTGCGAACGGCCAATGTCGAGATTCCGCCAAAACGGCAGACCGACCGCTCGACCAGCTGGCGCGCGCCCATCTCGAGCGAGAACACCAGCGCCACGCCGCCATCGGCCGCGACGTTCTCGGCGATGTTCACGGCAAGCGTTGTTTTGCCCATGCTCGGGCGGCCGGCGACGATGATGAGGTCACCCGGCTGCAGGCCGCAGGTCAGGCGGTCGAGCTCGGCATAGCCTGAGGCGATCCCGGAGAACTCGCCGGCCTTGTGGAAGCGTTCGTCGATACCCCGCAGCACCGCTGGCAGCAGGTCGCCGACCTCCTGGGGCTCGGTGCCGGCGCTCTGGCCATCGCTCAGCGCCATGACAAGCGCCTGGGCTTCCTGGACGGCCTCGCCAGCATCGCCGCCCACGGCCGCCGACAGGCTGGCGATGCGGTGCCCGGTGGCGAGCAGGTCGCGCCGGGTGCGCTTCTCGATCACGATTCCGGCATAACGCGCGATATTGGCCGCTGAGGGCGTTTCACTGGCCAAGGCGACCACGTACCCCAACCCGACCTTTTGCGCCTCACCACGGGCCTCTATTCGAGCCGCAAGGGTAACCACGTCGACCGGCTCGCCCCGCTCGAACATCTCGCGCAGGGTTTGGAACAGAATCCGATGGTCGGCAAGGTAGAAATCCGCGGGCGTCAGCAGGTCGGCGATGCGGTCCCATGCGCCGTTGTCGAGCAGCAGGCCGCCTAGCACCGCCTGTTCGGCTTCGACGGAGTGCGGGGGCTGGTCCACCGATGCTTGAATTCCAAGATCGGGCAGCGTGCGGGCGTTCATGCCTCACCTCCGTCGTGATAACGCCCTTCGCGCACCTTGGCGAAGTTCTCGGGCTTCAGCAGCCACTCGAGCGAAGCGGTGAAGGGCTTGCGGCCCTCAGTCGCCACCCTGCCGGTCAGGAAGTCGGATTCGGCGACGTAGGCGAACAGCCGGCACCACCAGTCCACGCTCTGGCGCTTCGGGTCTTCACGCCATCGGGCCTGCAGGTGCGCAGCGCGGGTTTTCGTCCAGTCCCTGATCCTGGGAGAGGCCGGCAAGGCTTCGTGATAGGCCTCGATGATTTCCTGGTGCGGGCAGGTCGGGATTTTCTTCTTGCCCTGGACAGCGGTTGTTGCTGCGTCGGCATGCTTGCCGACAAGTAACTCGACAGAGTTACTTCTACTGACGGTTCCTGATGGTTCTATGACGGTTTGGGTGTACTGGGTGACACCCGTCTCGCGTCTTCTATGACACCCGTCTACGTCCTCCACGACACCCGTGTCCTCCACGACACCCGTGTCCTCCACGACACCCGTTAGGCGGTGAAGGTTGATCCGATATTGCCGGGTTGCCCCAGGCTTGCCGCCGAACTCGTTACCAACCACGGAAACGAATCCAGCCTCGATCAGCTGGTGCACGACGCGCTGCGCCTGTCGGGGCTTCAGGCGGACTTTTCGCGAGATCGCCGCCATGGACGGATAGCACCGGCCGTTGTCATCGCTCCAGTCCGCCAAGGCCAGCAGGGCGAGCAGTTCGGAGCCACCACCAAGGTGCGGGCAGTCCCAGACCTGAGACATGACCCGGATGCTCACGCGACCTCCCTCGGGCCAGTACCAGGCAAGCCCGGGGCAAGCCCTAGGCTTTCCTCAGGCTTGCTGCAGATGAAGTCGAGCAAGGCCGCTTTGCATTCGGCCTTCGCTTCCGCGACTTCCTCGGGTGAGGATGACGGGCGCTTGATGACCACGGCGTGCAGCGCTGCGCGGATGTGATGCGCGTTCGGCTTGCCGAGTTGGCGCACTGACGATTCGTAGGCGTGGAGCAGTTCAGGCGGGCGGCGCATGTCAGGCGACCTTCTGAGCGATCGCCGCGCGAATCTCGGAGACTTTCCAGCGGGTTGCCGTGCCGAACTTATGAGGGCGAGGAAGCCGGCCGGTCCGCACCCATTTATAGGGGGTCAGTGGATGCACACCGAGCGTTGCCGCAAGTTGTGCTGTGGTGATGAAGCACCCATCCGGGAGCGCGTCGAGGTCTACCGGATTGCATACTGTCTTTTCGTCCATGCCTATCTCCTGTATTGCCTAGCGCGTATGGGCTAGGCGTGGCATGTACTATCAGGAGACAGGTTAGCGCTGTGTGGTGGTTTCTAGGTGAAAAAATCTCGGATGAGTTTACCGAGCTGCCACTCTCCAGGAATTGGGATTCCCCTGGCGGCAGCGAGGCGTTTCACTTCTCTTCGGCAACCCCGGCGCGTCGCACCGTTTGCTACCGCCTCCCGGCACAACTCGAAAACGATGATGCGCGCCTTGCCCTTTGTTGCGGTCGCCGCCAGGCGGTTCGCCAATAGCCGCACATATTTGTGGTAATTCGCGCGCAGTTCGCACTCGCTCTTCGTGAGCCAATAGCGTGGGGGTGTCCAATGCCCTCCACGCCTCAAGGTCCGCAGCGATCTGCCGAGCTTGGAAAGGCGTTTTGCTTCGCCTTCCAGCTTGTCCACATCGTCATCAACACGGAGAGGTCTATTCCAGTCCCGAAGCGGCAGTGCCCTGGGCCGGTCACCATTTTGGTAGATGATTGCAGTAGGCGCCCAGGATTGACGGAGGATTTTGATTTCTGCGTACGCTTCAACTTTCCTGCGCAACTCGCAGTCCGGGCACTGACAGATGGCTGAATGCGCCCCCTGATTCACGCCACCGCACTCCAGGAATCTGCAACCTTGGTGCCGACGTACCGCGCCTTCCAGGGTTCGAGCAGCATTTCGACGGGGACGGATCGATACTGCCCGGCCGGCAAGGGCTGCCGGGTGAAGGTGCTGGTGTGCACGGCGTGCTTTCGCAACGCCTCCAGCCCTGCCGCGATTCCATCCTGCAGGCGTTTCCCGGCATCACCCAGCGGGATCTGCTCACCCGGCTTGATCTTGTTCCAGGCGTAGCGATCCGCCAGAACCTCGTTTGCAATTCCGACGTTTCGAAGGCAGGCAGCACGCGCATCCGGGTCTTTCAGCGTGGTCACCGAGAACGCATCGAAGTTGTCGATCCTGTGGCCGATCTCATGCCAGAACAGGAAGGGAAAGATTTCGTGGTCTTCCAGCCGCCCCCAGTCGAGTTCGGGGCGACCCGCCGATCGGAAATAATCCGCATCGATCGAGCGCGCAAGCGTGATGGCAGCCCGCTCGGTCAACCCTGACCGGCTGTCCGTTGCATCCCGGACAACCCCGATGGCCATGAATGAGAACTCCCCGAAGCATTTCATTTCCTCGACGGTGCTCAGGGTCAGCGCGCAGCCGTTCGCTTTCGCGACCTCGGCGAAGCTTCGATACTGCCCTCGGGTAATATTCACGACAGCCATGATGTGACTCCTATTCACGTTATGGTCAGGGCCGGTCGAGTGTTGCCGCACTCCACCGGCCCGCTTTGCCTGAGGCCGTCAGGCGGCGGTTTTTCCATGCAGCGGGATCACGTCAGCGCCCGCCTTCAGCTTGTCCAGGTAGTCCGCCCACGCCTGCATCATCTTCCGACGCTCGCCCAGGTGCGCGGTGCGGTTGTATGCGCGGCCGTTGGGGTCTCGCACGGCGTGAGCGAGCTGGTGCTCGATGAAGTCGGGACGGAATCCAAGCTCTTCATCCAGCAGCGTGCGGGCCACGGCCCGGAAGCCGTGGGCGGTCATTTCGTCCTTGGTGAAGCCAAGCCGGCGCAAGGCGCCGTTGACGGTGTTCTCGCTCATGGGGCGCGAGCCACCGCGCTCGGACGGGAACACGTAGCGCCCCCGGCCGGTGAGCTTCTGCAGCTCGCGCAGGATCGCCACGGCCTGCGTGGACAGCGGCACGACGTGGGCGTTGTCCATCTTCATCTTGACGCCGGGAATGCTCCAGGTCGCCCCGTCGAGATCACACTCACCCCACTCGGCATGTCGCAGCTCGCCAGGGCGCACGAAGGTCAGGGCCGAAAGCTTCAGCGCGCACAGAGTGGTGAAGCCGCCCGTAAATCCATCGATGGCGCGCATGAGGCCACCCACCGCATGCGGGCTGGTGATGGCTGCATGGTGGCGGGTTTCTCGCTGGGTGAGCACCAATCTCAGATCGATGCTCGCCGACACATCGCGCTCCACCATGCCGTGGCTGTCGGCATAGCGCAGGGTGCGGCTGATGTAGTTGAACACCCGCCGGGCAATGTCGAGGGCGCCGCGCTGCTCGATGCGTCGGATCACGTCGAGCACGTCGGGTGCCGCAATCTCCGAAACCGGCCGCGAGCCGATCCAAGGGAAAACGTCCTGCTCCAGCCGGGTGAGGGTCTTGTCTTGCGTGGTCTGTGCCTTGTCGGCGTATGCCTTGGCAAACCATGAGCGGGCCACGGCCTCGAAGCTGTTGGCCGCGCAGGCAGCAGCGCGCATCTTGTCGGCTTTCCTGAGCGCGCCGGGGTCAATGCCGTCCGCCAGCTGCCGGCGGGCCTCGGCGTGCTTTTCCCGGGCGCGGGCCAGGCTCACGTCTGGATACCCTCCCAGGGCCAGCGTCTTATGCTTGCCGCCGAAGCGGTAGTTGTAACGCCAGTATTTCCCCTTCCCGGAGACCAGCAGGCACAACCCCCCGCCATCCGCCAGCTTGTAGGGCTTCTCCGATGCTTTGGCTTTCCTGACTCCGGTATCGGTCAACTGCATAGCGGCCTCCTGATATGCGGGTATCAGACCTGCGGGTTCTGGACGTACCCGCATCGATACCCGCGCTTTGCGGGTATCTCAAGGCTAATGCTGGCTAATGCTGGCGTCAACAGAAACCGCCGCTTTCCGCTCTGTTACACGGTTTCGGCTAATCGTGGCATATCGTGGCTAATGGTGCTTGGTGCCCGGGGGGGGACTCGAACCCCCACACCTTGCGGCGGCGGATTTTGAATCCGCTGCGTCTACCGATTCCGCCACCCGGGCAAAGGGGCCGGACGCGAACGCGCCGGCACGGAAGCGGCGCATTATCGCCCAAGCCGGCGAGCGGCGGCAAGGCGACGGCTATAATCGCGCCCCATGCGTGTCGCCGACTTCGACTTCGACCTCCCCCCCGAACTGATCGCCCAGTTCCCGCCCGCGGTGCGCGGCGCGAGCCGGCTGCTGCACGTCGATGCTGCCGGCAGCCTCGCCGACCGCGAGTTCCGCGACCTGCCTGCGCTGCTGCGGCCGGACGACCTGCTGGTGATGAACGACACCCGGGTGATCAAGGCGCGCCTCTTCGGGCAGAAGGATTCGGGCGGCAAGGTGGAGCTGCTGGTCGAACGGGTGACCGGTGAATTCGAGGCGCTCGCGTTCATCCGCGCGAGCCACGCGCCGAAGCCGGGGTCGACGATCCGCTTGGCCGACGACGTCACGGTGGAAGTACTGGAACGGCAGGACGACCTCACGCGGCTGCGCTTTCCGCGGCCCGTGCTCGACGTGCTCGATGCGCTCGGCCGGCTGCCGCTGCCGCCC